CTAAACATTATCCCCCAACCGATCAGTTATTCACTTGCCGGGTGCTCCGTGTAGTCTCTAGGCATTTTGTTTAGCACTCAGAGAGATTTTGGACAATTACGGGGGAAAACCCAATATTGTGGACGGCTCCCACAACTAGAGCCATGTCATATATTTAATGACCGCAACATGCGACGGTCTTTAGTGGATTAGTTCGACGTATTCCAATAACCACTCACATCAACAGTTTTCAGCCAATGTGCCTGGTCAATCATGTGTCTAGTATAATACTCAAACTCCTGAAAGTGTAATAGCTTCTCATCAGAAGTTTTGCTACTCTGCATAAGCAGCCCAGCTAGAGTTTTAAACACAGAAAAAGGGAAACCATAGCCTCCATTAAAAATGTGACTACAGAACTCGAAGGTACTTTCAACACGATCATACATTTTGCAGATTTTACCCCGCTGTTTGTAAACCTGGATAGCACCCTCTACGTAACGTTCTAGGCAATCATCGCCCATAGACTTAACCCACGGTGTCTGATTACTCAACTTCATTTGAACAAAGTAAGAGTCGAGTGACCTGACGAATGAGTTAGTAGAACTAGTCAAATACCAGCCGGATGGCATAATGCCCGGTTTTAATTGAGCAATAACACGTCCATCCGAAAGAACGAAGAGTTTTCTTGCCATACAGTAGAAATGAGCCAATAATAAATCAGACCACAAACTACCATCACCATTTGCTAAGAATACTCTACGTTTATGATCAGCCAGGAAATTATTCCATGTCATGGAAAAATCCCAAGCAGAGACATCCGAAGACGCCAAATCATAGTTTCCGCACTGGGCCGCCATCACCTCATTCCATAACGTAAACATTGATGAATCATCAAGACCCATGCCAGGAGCAGAAGGGATTTGAGACCAGTGATTGATCTCAGTAATGTTCTGCAATGAACATAAAAGTCTAGCGATAATATTATCAATAAACGAAACGGAACAGATGAGCCGGACACGACCCTCTTTCAACTTGGCGCTACTGTGAAACTCTTGTTTGACGAAGAGTTTAACCGGATCACAATAGCCTTGCATTACCAAAAATTTAGGAGAAACCTCTGTGGTAACTTTCAGAGATTTCAACTTTTGAAGGCGTTCAATTACGCACTCCTTGATGAATTCCCATTCGGAATCAAGGAGTGGTCCATTCTCGGACGCGAGAGTGAACAAAGGAAATCCTGGACTTGATTTCCTTCCAAGGGAGGGCTTGATAGAATCCAAAGCCACAAGGACCTTTTCAACATCAAG